GAAACGCCATAGTTCCGCAGGTGATTCTTGAAATTTTCAAAGCAATTGAAGAAATAGAACAATTAGAGTAAAACTAATCAGAAATGAGTAAAATAATTATAGATGGCAAGAAATATGAACGAATCAAAGTTAAGGGGAAAGAAAATTGCAACGATTGCGATTTAGCAAAAAATGTAAGAAGTTTAGCCTCTGTGCCTATTTGTTGGCAGGAAGGAAACGAAAAGATTATAAAATATTGTGAGAATCACCCTGATGTAATATACAAAGAAGTTAAACCATAACAAATATAAAAATGAGCGAAATCAAGAATTTAAAAATAGGTGACCTATTCTCTATTCGCAAAAATGGAATAGTGTATGAGTTTCTCGGATATTGTCCGATAGAGAACCTCCCTATTGCTTTTAATCGCAATAAGTATGAAACAGTATATTTTGAAGATGAAAATAAAAAAGTCTATATGCAATGAAAATAATAGTAAGTTTTTCCGGTGGTAAGGATTCGCAAGCCTGTTTAATCCAGGCTACCAATAAATACGGAGCCGATAAAATAGAAGCTGTTTTCTGTGATACTGGTTGGGAGCATCCCGAAACCTATCAACATATTAGTGACGTGTGCAAACAGCTTGATGTTAAATTAGTAGTTTTGAGAAGCAAGAAATATACTGATTTTGTAGATATGTCTATCAAGCGCTCCCGGTTCCCGTCTTCCCAAAGAAGGTTTTGTACTTCAGAATTGAAAATTAAACCGATGATTGATTACATTCTCTCACTTACTGAACCTTGCGTGATTATACAAGGCATCCGGGCAAAGGAAAGTGAAGAGCGTGCTAAACTTCCCTATGAATGCAATTACTTTGGGGAGTATTACGAACGCATTAAAAAGAATCGCAAAGGAAAGATTGTTGAAGTATGGAAGCAGGATTATCGTAGAAAAGATGTACTTAAATGGTGTGAACACTATGATGCAAGCGTTTCCCGTCCGATTTTTCAGTGGTCGGCACAAGAAGTAATAAATCATATCTTATCTGCCGGACAAAAGCCAAATCCTTTGTATTCTCGTGGATTTTCCCGTGTTGGTTGCTATCCTTGTATTATGTGCCGAAAGCAGGAAGTCAAACTCATTTCACAAGAAGAGTTCGGGCGTAACCGCTTGATAGATGCAGAGCAAAGGATGAAAGAAGAAACTCCAAAAGGTTCGTCTTTCTTCTCACCCGGTTACATCCCCAATCGCTTCTGCAAGAATAGAACTTACCCAACAGTACAGGAAGTTTTCGAGTATGTGAACCGTAACGATGTCGGTATGGATGATATGTTTGAGCCAGAAGGTGGATATAGTTGCATGAGCCTTTATCATGGACTTTGCGAATAAGAAGTTTAATTCAAATCAGAATAGAAATGAATACAACCTTTGAAAAATCGGCTAATACCACTGATGAATGGTACACACCGAAGGAAATTATAGACGCATTAGGAAAGTTCGATTTAGATCCATGTGCTCCGGTTAACCCACTTTGGCAAACAGCAGAAATCATGTACAACAAGAATCAGGATGGATTAACTAAAAAATGGATAGGCCGGGTTTGGCTAAATCCTCCTTATTCCCGTCCGCTTATTGAACAGTTTGTTAAGCGTTTGGCAGAGCATGGCAACGGAATTGCATTACTCTTTAATCGTTGTGACTCAAATATGTTTCAAGATATCATTTTTGAGAAAGCCACGGCAATGAAGTTTCTACGTAACCGGATTCGTTTCTTTCGACCGGATGGGACCCGTGGGGATTCGCCCGGTTGTGGTAGTAATCTCATTGCTTTTGGTGAGGATAATGCGGAGATATTAAGAACTTGCAATATTGCAGGTAAGTATATTAGAATCAATTAGAGTAAAACAGAATAGAAAGGAATAAATTATGCAATACATATTAACAGAACAAGAATATAGAGCTTTAACCCCTATTAGTGAGGTAGATAAACTCAAAGAAGAAGTACAGCTTCTGAATGATAAAGTTATGGAGCTTAGTGAACATCCATGTGGAAGTGACGCAGATTATAGAAGTATAACCTTTTATTGCGATGATTGCCCGATTGGTACATTGGGCACTGGAACTTGCACAAAGAGCCAACATTATTCTAAATAACCTTCAAAACAAATTAGTAATGAGTGAAACGAAAATCATATTAGATGCCTGTTGCGGTAGCCGGATGTTTTGGTTCGACAAGGAAAATCCTTTGACCTTGTTTGCTGACATCAGAGATGAAGAGCATACTCTTTGCGACGGTCGAAGTCTGAAAGTTCATCCGGACATCGTATCTGATTTTACCGATATGCCATTCTTGGATGAATCCTTTAAACTGGTAGTGTTTGATCCTCCCCATTTGCTAAAGGTTGGTAAAAATAGTTGGTTAGCCAAGAAGTATGGTAAACTTCCTGAAGATTG